CTCAGGTGGGGGACATGTTTTTCCCCTGAATCCCTGAGCAGTTGAAAGGGCAATGCCACTTTCCGAAAGACGTATAGATTGTTTCAAACCCTCATGGGTTGCCCATTCCTTCTTAAGAGGATATCCTTCAACAGTCGGGATAACTCTAGGTCTACCGTACTCATCGACCTCCACATTGTCGGACTCAAAGGAGTCATCAGTGAGGTGAGTACGGAACCATCTTTTTTTCAGAAGGAAATTCAACCAGCGATGAGGGACGACGGAAACGGGAAGGTGTTTCGATGTCAAGACGGCTCTGATATACGGGTGGGTCAACAACCACGCCGCCGTCTTGAAGGAGAGATGTTTCGCGAGGGAAAAAAGGCCAGATGCCCCCTCGTCAGGACGCTCATTCCAGAGCATGAAACCGAAGGTCATTTTCGGTATCGGACAGACATTGATGAGGGCGCCAGTCCATAGCGCGACACCCTCAAATCGATCCTCTGTCGTCCGATGAACTCGAAAAACCTGTGAGTTTAGCTCCAGGAATTCGGTCGAACGTCCTGTCTTGGAGTCGTTGACTTTGAATCCGACCCTAGACGTAACCTCTCTCCATTTGTAGTACATCGCATCATCCCCACAGAAAGCAATGTCGTCACCATTAATCCGGACGACAGAACGGGAGCGACCAACCTCTTCGGTAGCAATCTCGTGGCAAATCTTATTCAATATACATAGGACCACAAAAGATCCTAGATTGCCCATCATGCTACCGCGTCTTATTGGCGATACTCTATCGTTCCACCGAACCTGGATATCGGTGAAGCTTTCCAACAAAATATCTCTTCTGACGTCATCAAGACCTTCAGACAAAACCTCGACTACCGCAAGTACGGCATCGGGGTTGAGGTTGTCCGTCGCAGCCTCATAGTCACCAGAGATAAATTGTTCCCCTGCTCGCAGGTCCAGAGCGAGAGGATGGAGATGACGGTGGGTTATGTCCCCGCGCACGAGCCACTTCTGCTTTGACAAATGTGTATAAGCAGCTTCGTGCACAGGGCGGATGAGTCGTTTCACTTTAGCACCCTGCATAGTGACGACGCGGAATTTCCCTTTGGTCTTTGCGCAACCGAGGCGAGTCATATTATACTGTGTTGACTCACGAACCTCGAAGACCTCTGGGGTAGATACGACCCCTGCCCTTACGAACCCAGGCAGGGGCATGCTGGCATCGACATCGCTTTGACGACCAGCATGAGAGCCAACAATTTTTGGCTCTTCGGAATCCCACGGCACACTAAGAGTGCCACCCATCATCCGTTCCCACTCGAGACATCCGGACTGATCTTGCACCTCGGTTTCCCGAGGTCCAGTCCATTTGTCCCACCAGTCCGTTCCCATTATTCTCCGGGTCCTCTCTTTGATACTATCTCTGAGATTACCGGGAATGCAGGCCATTGGCTCGGCCATTCGTTGGAGCCATTCTTCCTTACACCGCTGGGAAGCCAGACTATCACAAGGTAAGCACCGATAATCGAAAAGTCGTTTACAGCCCTTAAAGGCCATTGTCAATTTATGTGACAACTTTTCATCATCGACGAGTGCTAACTGACCCTTACAATAGTCCGCCCAGGCGGCCATAAGGTCTTCACAACGCATATTGAGATCGGGTAAAAAGCTTTGTCTGATTAACCCCTCCCTCAACATGACTTCCGTTGCGAGGCCGATTGCCACGCGGATCCGCTTTGCCCCACGGCAAGCGGGTCGAGACTTACGTTTAACCCCCCTTTGCGTATTTCTACACATACTGAG